CCTGCACGCATCTATCAGGCGAATAAATTCGTCACGAGTTAGCGGATCTGGCTCTGCCCTGGCTTTTTTAAGAGGCTTAATTCCCACAAAGGGGTTCGTCTCTAAGTAACCGTGATCCGCAGCAAACTGAAACATTCCGGCAATGGTTGTCATGTAATAATTCACGGTAACAACACTTCTTCCCTTGGCCGGGATCTTTCCCTTCACTGGTGCTTGGTGACCGGTCAGCAAATCTTTCCTGATGTACAGCAGTTCCTCTTTGGTCACGGCTGACACGAGCCGATTACCCCCTATCCTGGGTACCACATTCCTTGCGACTGACTCATAACGGTTGAATGCGTTCGCGCAGATTTCCATCCTCTTCAGATCCAGCCACTTTTCTTCAAGCTCTTTCACTGTAATTTCTTTTTTACCCACCCCAAAAGTCTTGAGGTGAGGGGAGTCCGGAAACTGTGCAGCATACTCAAACGTTCCTGTGCGGATGGCAAAACATACTGACGTCCGCAGTTCCCCGGCGATCTTCCTGTTCTTAGCGGTGTCAGGGACACCGAGACTTTCCCTGACACGCTTACCTTTAAAATTAAACCAGATGCGCAATGTGCCACCGTGGTTTTCGACGCCTGTTGGATATGTGACTTTATCCATTGACTCCTCCAGACGCCCAAGAGCGATATGAGCTTACCTTGTTCATGGCATCAAATCACCCAGGCTGTTTGTTTTTCATAGAAGCAACCCATGCATCGATCGCTTTCCGGTTATACATGCACTCGCTGGAAGGTTTCGGGATTCCGTCTGGCGATACGTGAATATATTCCAGCCCGACCATCCAGCACTCTTTTCTGGCCCGGAGGATGGTGCCGGGCTTAAGCCCGGTTACCGCAATCAGGACGCTTTCACAAACCCAGTCGTTAGGTGTCAGGAGTACGATCTCGGCAGTATTAGGCATGATTCACCTCACAAATCTTTACGAAGGTAGCTTTGGTAATCATTTCTTCTCCGCTGTGTAAATCGCTTTGTCATGGCAAAGTTCACCGTTCCAGCTCTTTTTCATTGGCAACTCACCTTTCATATACAGCTGAAAGAGCCGGTGACACCCTTTCTCCAGCAGCACAGGTGTGAACCTGGTGAAAGTTTCTTTCCCGTGCGGGATGATCTGCGTCTGGTCTTCAGTCAGGTATTTATCCCTCGCATAAGAGGCCACGCGCCAGCGCGGGTCTTTCTCTGGATCACGCTGCTCGTTGTAAACCCATTCCTTTTCAAATGCCCACCACATCATTTTGCTGGTATTAACCCCATTCAGGCCTTTGCAGAACGCCGGGATAGTCATTCCCTTAACAAAATGCTTTTGCAGGCTTTCTACAGTTGCGGTAAGCGTTTTGTTCTCCAGCGCAGCAGCTTCAGCGCGCTCTTCAGCATCGATCACCATCAGCGCCAGCTCTTTGCGGCTGATAGCTGCCTGGCTTACTGGAGCTGAAATCGCCTCGCGTTGGGTGAAGTAAAATTCAACCAGGTCTTCGTGGTAGTCCCATGCCTGATCGGTTTCGAGCATCTTCGCGTGGTTTGCGGCACCGCGTTCCGTCCAAAGACGCAGATTGCGGGCTCGTTTACCAACTGCATTACTTAAAGATACCCAGTTCTTCATCTCACGAAGCTCTTCCCCCTGGACGTCAAAGTAGTGTTTACCCTCAATGAATCGGTCCTGGTTGCGGTGATAGTTGACAGTGATATTGTTCACGTCAGTTCCATACCCGGCCGCCAGCTGTTCAGTGGTCACAACGCGCTGACCGCGATACTCGATGATCTGCAAGTCACGAGCCGCTACTGGTGCTAATTCAGTTTTCATTGCCATTCCAGTTCCCCCTTAATGCACGATCGGTTTTACAGGTAACTCTCCGCCGGCGCGGAGACGAGCAGCCAGGTCGATAAACATGTCGTCAAGAAACTGGTTGAACCACGACTGGCCGTTTTCACGGACTTGCGAATCATTCGAGTGATAAAACTGATAAACAGCGATATAGCGTTCCTGCGGTTTGTGAGCGATAAGTTCCTCTTCAACGTATTTGATAAGCACGCTCTCGATCAGCTGCTGCGTTATTTCAAAAACATGCTCACCGTTTTTGAATTGGTATTTACCTTCCCGAAGCCCCCAGCGTTTATCGCATTCGATAAGGTAAAGAAGGGCAGTGCTGGCGCGCACATGAGGGACTATCGTTTCAGCCCATTCCATCTGCTCCTCAGGCGTAAGGGCATCTTTATCGTATCGGCCTTCGTCCAGCATCCATTCAGGTACTGCAAATCCACTGCGTTCCTTTACATCTTTCAGCCTGGCGACAAGTTGCTTAATATTTTCTTTTCTGGAATTGCTCATCGTCTGTCTTTCGCTCCGTTATATTTTTCATGACTCATTACCTCCCAGTTTTTTCCGCCGTCTTTCGACAGAAGCCGCCAGCGAGGATTAACTTGAAGGCTGAGATAACCTGTTCTGAGAATGCGGCGCGGTCGAATCCGCTGGTGGCGATACTGATTGAGTAAATGCACCGCTCGCGTATGAACCCATGCTGGTACGCGAAATGCCGTTAAATTCATTTCTGCGCCTCTTTGTTCGTGCCCGCTTTTTTGGCGTAAGCCACCATTTCCGCTATCAGCTCATCGACCAATAACTTCCCTGTCTCGGTCAGATATTCCCCATGTCCGTTTACATCAAGGGACCGGTAATAAATATCTTTGATAGTCTCATTTCCCTTTGAGGTTCCAGCCTCGCCGCGTGCTATTAACTCGAAGCGGGATAAAAGCCCATCCATAACAACTTCTGTTAATTCGATGGTGGTAATGCCGCCTTTCGGCAATTTGATAACAATTGCGTTACCGCCAGTTTTGCGTAAGTGGCGCAACAGCGCTGCTTTAACTATGCGGCGGCGATAAGTGAGAATGCTATTTTCCATTTACTTACGCTCCCTCTGGGCATCTTCGATTGCGAAAACTATCTTTTCCTCTGCATCGGTCCAGGAATAAACAGAACCAGCGAGGTCGTATGCTAGCCCTAACAACCCATCCAGCTGTTGACTGTCAAAATCTTTATGATGGGTGCAAATGGTTTGTATTAATGCGTTGAGCTGCTCGGCAATTAAATTGACACTCTGGATGTCCTGCCTTTGTTGCGTTTTCATAGGTCACCGCCCGTAAGCTTTTTTCAGGTGAAGTACTGCGATATCCCAGTAGCCCAGGCGCGCGAGAATCAATGCTGATTTGAATGCTGATTTATTTTTCATTTTCTTCACTCCATTTTTAAGGTGAGCGAATCCGCAGCGGTTAGCTGTTATTTATTCAGTTATTAATGAAGTTTTATTTTTTCAGCGAGTCGAGCTTAATATCGGCTTCGTTAATTGCTTCCTCTACACCCTCCAGAAGAGTTATTACGGATGATATTAACGTTGCTTCGTAATCATCCCGAGGGCTTTCCAGCCACACGCCAAGAACTGCCTCAGCTTGCTTGACACGGTTCTTCGCCGCCAGCAGACAAATAGCCATTATTTATTACCTCTTTGCGATTGCTCTTCCAGTAACCAGCAATACACTTCTCCCGCCAGGGTCCTAGTAAGAGTTACAACGGAACTCAGCTGCGCTTCATCAATATGATCGGGATAGCTTTCAAGCATCCTCAATACCGTTTCCATTAGGCGTGATTTTTCGATAGCTTGTTCCAGGGAAATTTCATGCGCCATGGTTGCCATCCTTATAGCCAGAAAGATATAAAGAAGTGGTAAGTATTTTATTTGTTGCAATGCCTATTTCAGCCAAATCGGCAATAACACTCGAAAGATTACGAATTTCATCTTGTTTATTTTCCTCTTCGGAAAGCTCAAAAAGTTTGAGACTGATGAAATTGATAGCTTCTAAGATTGAAATGGTTTTATTCTCGCAGTCACTGGCGAGGTCTTCATATTGAATGCCAGAGCAATCATTCTGAAAGCGAAAGTCCGGGATGTTCACTGCTTGGAAAAATTTTTTTGTGCTCATTTCGTCCACCTTGGAAATCAAGCCATGCCAGGAATGACAATCAAGTTAAACTTGATGATTTAAGCGTAAGATTTAGGGGGATGAGTGTCAAGTTAAACTTGATGATATTATTGAGGGTATGAAGCAGAGGATAAATAAAACGGGCAAAAGCCCGTTTTAAATCAGTTGATTATCCAAATCTATTGATGTTGAAAGGTACTGAAGAAATAACTTTGGACTGAATGAACAGCATCTCTATTGCATCTTTTTCAATGCTCCAGGGCTGATAATTGGGGTTGTCGGAAAGTACAATGATTTTGGTGCCAACTTTTTGTAGCCTTTTAACGTAACATTCACCGTCAAAACAAAAGGCATAAATGCCGTCACCATCAAAATAAGTTACTGTTTTGTCTAGAAAAAGAAGGTCGCCGGGCGCTATGGTTGGGATCATGCTGTCGCCTTTTGCATTGCCTATTTCAATGTTTCTGAAAGGCCTGTTTCCTACGACCTGCCTTGCATATTCTTGATCAAGTTCGATTGAGCGCACTACGTCAATAAAATCGCCTTTGACGTGGCTTCCATCCCCACAACTAAACTCAACGTCCAGGACCTTAAAAGTTACGCTGTCAGAGCTTTGGCCAGGGGCGGCTATGGAGGGGAAAGAGTGAGTTTGTTGTTCTCCCAAAAACCATGACTGTGGCAAGCCGCTGATTTCGGACAATTTACTGAGCCTTTTACCCCTAGGAACAGTGGTCCCTTTTACCCAGTAAGCAACGGACTGCGCACTGACATCAAGCCTGCGCGCAAGCTCAGCTTGGCTCCAGCCTTTCATATCAAGAAGCTCTTTTATTTTCTCTGCGGTTGCCATGCTTCCCTCCAAAAGTTTTAGTTCCTGAAAATAAAGCAATGCTTGATTTCAGAGTGTAACTCATCTGCCAATTACTTGCATGTTAATTTAAACTTGATATAGTCTTATGTATCGTTAATTTTAACTTGATGGTGCTGCTATGACAGAAGATATACGGCTACGCTTGCTGGCGTTGAGCTCGCAACGAGCCATCGCGCAAGAGGTAGGTGTTTCACCACAGGCAGTTAATCAATGGCTGAGAAAATCCACAATCCCGGCTCGTTTTGTTCTCCCTGTTTGTGCATTTGTCGGTTGGAAAATTACGCCTCACGAAATTCGGCCTGATTTATACCCGAGCTCATCGGACGGCGTGCCGCCCTTAGTCCGGGCTCAGGTTTAAATCATGCCACAAGTAACGATCTCGATATTGATGCCTTCCGCCTATAGCCAAGGCGATAGCGAGTGGATACAGGAACAGCTTCAAACACTGCCGATGCCAATCAGGCCGAAAGCAGTAGCGAGATATGCGGAGGTTTATCAGGCGGCTTGGGAAGATGAGCCAGTTAGCTTCCGAAAGGAAAACAAAGCGAGACACGAAGCAAACACCAGGCTTCGCCTGTTCGTGAGGAATCACGGCAGGGCATTACAGGGGTATACCACCGAACCTCCCCTGGCTGGAACGCAAGTGAGTTCTTGACTGTGTCGGGTTTAAAGGCACCCGAGCAGATGCAGGCTTAAAGGTGCCTGATCAGGTAGGCAACCATCGGAACCTCTTCCCCATGTGTACTAGGAAAGAAGTACGTTTTTATGGGGAAGAGGGAAAGGGGGGTAAGGGGGGATTGGGTGCAGGGGTAGGAATAGGGCCTTTTCCAACAGGAGAGATCCATAGGTTAGGTAGATCTCAGTCTTAAGAGCTACACCAAAAAAAAAGCGACCGTATCAGCAAGGTAGTACAGAAGCTGAAGGCGCAGAGAATTGAGGAAGGTTCTTCCTGGAAGAGTGCATTTCAGGGGAGCTGATTCAGAAAGGAGGCTGGCAACCTTTGGGGAGGTCGCCAGCCATGTGAAGAGGTATCCATGAACACCACGTCACAAAATTATTATCTCATTACCGCGGGGGCAGCACAATGCAGCTGACTATCACACCGAACTTTGCACAGGAACGCGCGCTCAACATGTTGCGCCGTAACTGGAAGGCACACGACACCTTCATGGTGTACTCGCCCACCGGCAGCGGTAAAACTGGGCTGGCCGCTTTCATCGTTGCCGGGTTTGTCAGCCGTGGCATGCGAGTTCTGTTCTGCGCGCCATACACCATCCTGATTGGTCAGACAGCTAATCGCTTTGTTGAGTATGGGCTGCCCGGCGATGAGATTGGTTATATCTGGGCAGACCATCCGAATTACGATCCGGCTCGGAAAATTCAGATTGCGAGCGCCGATACACTTATTCGCCGTGTTTTCCCTGACAACATCGACCTGCTGATTATCGACGAAGCGCACCTGCGCAAAAAACGCATCCTGCAGGATATTGATCGCCTGCGCGCTAAAGGCGTGAAAGTCATTGGGCTGTCGGGTACACCGTTCTCCCCGTTCCTGGGAAAATATTATGACCGACTCATTAAACCGACCACCATCGGCGAGCTGATTCAACGCGGTGACCTGAGTAATTACGAGTTTTACGCGCCCACCAAGCCGGATCTGAAAGGCGTTAAATCATCTCCATCACTGGAGTTCGGCAGCGATTACAACGAGGCGCAGCTGGCCGAGATTATGTGCGGCTCTACGCTGGTGGGCGATATCGTCCAAAACTGGCTGGAGCATGGCCGGGATCTGCCGACAATCGCGTTCTGCGTGAACGTAGCCCACGCCAATTTCCTGACCATCCGGTTTAACCAGGCTGGCGTAAATGCCGAGGTAATGACCGCTGATACCCCGGTGGACGAACGGCAGACCATCATTCACCGCTTTGAAACAGGCGCCACGAAAATCATTGTCAGCGTGGGTGTGTTGGTGGCCGGGTTCGACAGCGACGTTCGCTGCATCATCTACGCCAGGCCAACCAAGAGCGAAATTCGCTGGCTCCAGGCGCTCGGGCGTGGTCTGCGCACCGCACCGGGAAAAGAGTCCTGCCTCATCTTTGATCACAGCGGCACCGTTCACCGCCTGGGCTATCCGGATTCTATCGAGTATGACGATCTCCCCGGTAAATCTGACGGCATGGAGGAAAGCGCGCGCCGGGCAGCTGAGGAACGCGAAGAGAAGCTGCCGCACGAATGCTCGCAATGCCACTACATGAAACCAGCTGGCGTCTATGTCTGCCCGAAGTGCGGCCATAAGCCGCTGGCAGGCGAGGACATCGACACCGACACCGGGCGCAAGCTCAAAAAGCTGGGTAAGGATAAGCCGCAGCCGACGAAGGCCGAAAAACAAGCCTGGTGGAGTCAGATCAAGTTTTACCAGAAGCAGCGCGAATCCCTGGGAAAAACACCGGTAAGTGACGGCTGGTGTAAGCACACGTTCCATGAGCGTTTCGGGGAGTGGCCCCGCGGACTGAGCGACTATCCGATGGATATTACCCCCACGGTTTCGAACTTCATCAAGCACAAGCAGATTGCTTTTGCCAGGCAGCGAGAAAAGCAGCAACCGCAGCAGGAAACTCAGCCGAACCCGGTAGCGCTGCAAAAGGCGCAAAAGATCGTAAGTGATATCAGACAGCAGTTAGGGAAACGAGTATGAAGACGGCAGAAGCAGCAAAGGGCCAGTGGGCCATGATTTTCGAGCATTACGGCCTGCCGCCCATCACCGGGAAAAACCACTTCAAAGGGAAGTGCCCGGTGTGTGACTCGATTGGCAAATTCCGCATCGATGATCGTGATGGAGCTGGCACTTGGATCTGTACGTGCGGCAGCGGCGACGGTATGAAACTGGTGACCACCACCCAGGGCAAACCCTTTAACCAGATCTGCAAGGAAATCGATCAGCTCATTGGCAACAGCTTCACGCGGGAAAAGCTGCCTGAAACTAGCAGCGCCAGCAGCATGCGTACCCGAGTGCTCAGGAAATTCGCAAAGCTTACCCCTCTGCGTGGCACTTCCGGTGCCCAGTACCTCAACGAGCGCGGCATTTATCAGCTGCCAGCAGAAGCTATCCGCTTCAACGATAAGCAGCGCCATAACGGTCTGGTTTTCGAGTCCCTTTACTCACTGGCAACCGACGACAAAGGTGAGCTCTGCTACCTCCATCAGACACTGCTGGACGGGGCCAAGAAGGCAGACATCGGCACCAGCGCCAAACGCCTCAAGTCTCTGCAGGAGGATAATTATCTGGATCACGCCCGCTCTGTGGCAATCCGAATGTTTCCGGTGGCCAGCACGCTGGGTATCGCTGAAGGGATCGAGACTGCGCTATCTGCTCACCAGATTTACAAGGTCAACACCTGGGCGACCATCAACAGCGGATTCATGAAGAAATTCCGTGTTCCGGCAGGCGTGAAGAATTTCATCATTTTTGCAGATCGTGACATTAACAGCGCGACGGGATTAGCGGCTGCGATGGAATGCGCACATGCCAATCTTCTCGCAAAAAATGACCTGGAAAGAATCAGCATTTACTACCCAGATAATGGGGACTTCAACGACTTGCTCATGAACGGCGATCAGGTTCGTGAAGTGGTTTTTAACAAGAAAAAGGCGGCTGCGTAATGCGTACAGACAACATCGAACATAAAGCTCTTTTCACCATCCCGACGGCAACGCACAGCACCACCCTGGCGAACATCAAGCCACTGCCTGAGCAACGTAAAATTACCGGCGATAAACAGACAGACGCCTACCTCTGGGTGCTGGAAGTCATCCGGATGAACGAACCTGCGCACCTGGACGCAGCCGAAGCCGCGCTGGAGAAAATCACCATCACACCTAAGGAGGCCGAGAAACGATATTCCCGCTACCTGCTGGCGAATCGTGTTGATCCGTTCGTGGCTGCATTCGGCACTATCGGCATGGACGACCCGGCGCGAGCTATCGAGATTGCACGCGAGAACATCAAGAAGGCGGCAGGAGTCCGCGCTACGTTCGGCAGCTACGAAGCGGCGCTGGAAGATGTTGAGGCAGAACGGATCATCAAAACGTCGCCGAAATACGTAAAAGGGTACGACTTCGGCTGGTCTGCCGAAGAAATGGAATCCGGGCACATTAGCGGTCATCGCATTTTTGAAATCGACGATCAGCGGCGCGCGCTGGTGGGCGGTTACTGTGACGTTTTGCCGCAACCCAACACTCTTTCCGATGTGGTTCGTGAGCTGGTTTACTGGGACTGGCTTTATCGTGAGCGTGATTGCGCTGCCCGTGAGCTGGGACACGAATACGGCTACTCGGAGCACCACAATTCTGTTTATGACCGTGAAAAGTACCTGGAAGAATTGCTTTCATCCATCAAGCCGGTAACACGAGCTGAAGCTGTTGAGGTCTGCATCTGGTTGCTGGCCAGCGAACGAACCGAATATATGGAAAACAGCGGTGCGGCGATCATCCTTAATCTGGTAGGGGAGTGTGAAGAATGAAGCTGGAATCATCACTCAAACACTTCAGCCCCCAGGGCATGCACATCAGCGACAGCGTGAAGGGCACTTCGCCGGATCGCATCACCGGCACAGATATCATGGCAGCCATTGGCACCACCAGCAGCCGCGCCCGGTTCGGTCTGGCGGCCTACTTCGGCAAGGCCGGGATCAGCAAAACGGATGAGCAGCTGGCAGTTCAGGCGCTCGCCCGGCACGCGATGGAAGCAGCCCCGAAGAATGTGCGCAAAGCAGCTGGTGGCGAGTTCGGCTGGTGCATGCAGCTGCTGGCGCAATTTGCCTTCGCTGAGTATGCCCGCTCGGCGGCTACCAGCGTGACGTGTCACAGCTGCAGCGGTACCGGTTTGACGTCACGCTATGAGGATGTGATCAAACATCCTGGCATTGTTGATGCTGAGGGTGCGGAGGTGGTAGCCCCGAAGATTAAGCATGAGCTGGTGAAGCACACCTGCGCAACGTGCGGCGGAAAGGGCGTCATTCATGCCCGGTGCCGCTGCGGCGGTAAAGGCGAAGTGCTCGACCGTGTAGCGACAAAGGAGAAGGGCGCCCCGGTATTCAAAATCTGTGAGCGTTGTTCTGGAAATGGCTTCTCGTCTGTACCCTCGACCGCTGCGCACAAAGTAATTCTTAAGCGTCTGCCGGATCTGCATGTGAGGACATGGACCCGTAACTGGAAACCCTTTCTTGAGGTGCTGGTGGGCATTTGTCACCAGGAAGAAGCGAAGGCCGACAGGGAATTTCAGGCTGCGACTTCTTTTTGTGAAGATAACAACAAAATTTAGCACTTTGACAACACAGAGCTTGATTTTGTCCGAAGTTGTCGTGTAAGCTTCAAATTATGGAGTATACCGCCTGCAGATAATTAACTCCGAAAAGCCCGCCACGTTGCGGGTTTTTTGTTGATAGTTTTAAATCTAATGTCCCCACCAGATTTAAATGATTGAGCATTTTCCCCGGTAAGCTATTAGTTAGTATAGAAATTTATATAACGCTGAGCTAATAAGATAATATTTTTATATTCATTTGAAATATGACCGGAATATTTTGGCAAGCATCCTTTTTCACAACCATGCTTACTTCTCCTGCAACACAAATAAGGAGACTAACATGACAGAACAATACGCTGATTGCATTGAAGCATGTTACCGCTGTGCTGCTGCTTGCGATTACTGTGCTGCATCCTGCCTTAAAGAAGAGCAACTTGAAATGATGCGCGAATGTGTTCGTCTTGATATCCAATGCGCGAATATTTGTCGGCTTGTAGGTCAGTTGATGTCTATGGATAGTGAGTATGCAAAAGCGATTTGTAAAATTTGCGCTGAAGTTTGTCAGCAATGTGGAAATGAGTGTGGTAAGCATGAGCATGAGCATTGCCAAGAGTGCGCTAAGAAATGCAATCGATGCGCCGAGCTGTGCCTCGCAATGTCAGCCTGACAAAATATTTCGCAAAGCGCGATTTTTCTGAATGGATCTTTAGTTAAAGATAAATGGAACCGTTATTCGATCCGGCAATGTTTTAACCACATTATAAGTTTCTTTTTCAAAGGCTCGCTTCGGCGGGCCTTTTTTATGTCCCGCGCCACGCTCGGCGCAATTCAACCACAGAGCCTTTCAGAGGTGAGCCAGAGTGATGGTCGGTGTGACCGTCTCTGTGGGCTGACCATCCTGAGCGCTGGCTCACCCCCTAAAAGGAAAGTCACTATGTTCGGGTTCGGTAAAAAAGCACGTAAAGCAGTAAGCGACATCAAGAAGTTCGAAAAGCGCGATCTGGCGCAGGCGGTGGTAAACGCTGCTTACCTGGTGGCATACGCCGACGGCGAATGCGAAGCGTCAGAGAAGGCGAAGATTGAACAGGTGCTGCGCAACCAGCCATCGCTGGCGGCGTTCACCTCTGAAATCAACGCCATCAGCGCAACGATCGTCGGCCAGCTGGACACCAACTTCAAGATTGGCCGCCGCGCGGCGCTGCGTGAGATTGAAGACGTTAAGCACGATACCCGCGAAGCAGAAGACGTGCTCGATGTGGCGGTTGCCATTGCTGAAGCTGACGGTGAAGTTGAGCCGGAAGAGCGCAAGGTGCTGGAAGAGATTGCTAACGCGCTGGGCCTGCGTCTGGAAAATCACCTCTGATGAAAAAACTCCGCTTCGCCGCCGCCGGGGTGCTGCTCTTTCTGGTTGTCGCTATCGACTTCACCAGCAAAGTGATGTCTGTCCTGGCGGATGGCGTGCTGGTGGCCGGGGTGATTGCTCTGCTCTGGCCGATTATTCAAAACGAGAAGTAGGGCCGCTCGACGGCATTTTCATCTCCGGAGGCAGTATGGAAAACATTAAAGATAGTGTTCCCCATTTTTTCAACCCTGGATTGACAACTGAGCAGCTTGAAGACTGGCTTAATCAGCAGCGGTTACATGTATCGCATTTCAACCGTTTGATGAAAGAAAAAGCCGCTCTGGAGGAACGGCTGGAAGAAGTCAGTAAAACTATTGAGTTGCTTTCAGGGCCAGGCTTCGAAGGAATGTTGAGTTTTCCCTATAGTTCCAGTCCTCTTCTGGAAAATCCTCAAACAGAAAAGCAACAGAAGGCAGATTGAACGTGCTCAAAGCGTCCCGAGCTTCGTCGCTGATGTTCTCTACCCTCAGTTCATCCTGAATAACAAATAGAGCATCCTCCAGTTTCAAATCCCTGATCTCTGAAGGCAGCCATTTTGTTTTCATAAAGATGAGGTGGTGCAAAGCAGCTTTTCCCTCAAGTGGATTGAAAATAGTGGCATATTTTTGTCTGTGCTGATGGAGAAGTATTTCGAGGACATATACCAGTGCCGTTCTGTTCCTGATCTGATTGTCCTGCTGGCTGCCCGGGTAATAAGCTGAACGTGACATATTCCTGTTTTCGCACACACGCGATCTAATTACATGCAACAGGTTGTGGTATTCAGACATGTTAGCCTCCTTGTCTGTATGGTTATTTGCAAGTCAACGATAACAGACGATGTGACAGGCTACTAGGGACACAAAAAGATTCAGTGGCTCGCTTCGGAGGTTCTTTGTATTGCAAGTGCTTCATTGCTGGCTATGTGAACCAGGCAACAGAATCGATTCGCTTTCCGCGTGCCGATTTCCCTCCGCTCTATAATTCCACCGTCTGGCTGTTTAGTTTAACAATCACAGGGGGCAGGGATGGAAGAGGGCTTTTACTGGGTGCTTTACGCTGGCGAAAAGCTGGTGGCGTATTATTCGCAAGAAGAAACGCGGCACCATGAGACAGGTGAACTGGTTAACGGCGTCTGGCACTTTGCCGGAACCAGCGGCTGGATAGCACTCAAAGAAGAGGCTTCGGTTCTTGATGGACCGTTACAGCCACCAGCATGAATAAAAGATTTATTCGCTCTGTGAGCGGAGTCACCCTTTCGCTTAACCGGCCATCTATATTTTAAATGTGATGACAGTCTCTCCCGGGCAGATGCCCGGCATCACACCGACGATTAGCATTTGTTGAGTGAATCCTGATTCTCGGCCAGTTCCGTCCGGACTGGCCTTTTTTTTATTCCCGATTCCGCCCGGCTCGTCCGGGCTTTTCTTTGGCCGCAGGCAATCAGCAACCCACTTTCCTTTAACCGCATGCCTCGCGGCCATTCCCCACTACGCACAGCCTCCCAACCCTGCGGAGGTACGAGACATGTTTAATATGAGCAAACTGGCTACGGGCGCGGCTTACGGCGCATCTGCCGGGACGGTAGCCAATAGCCTGCTTACCCGGCTCAGCCCTGATGAGTGGAGCGCCGTTGGCGTTATCGTTGGCATCGTGGTCGCGATCATGACCTTCGGCATCAACTGGTATTACAAGCGCAAAACCACACTGGCGCAGATACAGGCTTATGAGCGCTGGCCCGCCGGTCCTCACCAGATTAAAGAGGATTAACCATGGCGATATCTGCTTCATTACGTAACAAGCTTATTGCCGTGGCGGGTGCTGGCTCTATCGCTATCGCAACGGTATTTCTCGGCGGCAAAGACGGCGTGGAAGGACGCAAGTACGAAGCCTATAAGGACGTGGCTGGCGTCTGGACAGTTTGCGACGGGCATACGGGCCGCGATATCGTGATCGGCAAGAAGTACACCGATCGCGAATGCGACCAACTCCTTTGGAAAGACCTGCAACCCGCTAAAAAGACCGTTGACCAGTTGGTAAAAGTGCAGCTCGGCGAATACCAGCGCGCCGCGCTCTACAGCTTTGTGTTCAACGTCGGCGCCGATGCCTTCTCTAAATCAACTCTGCTTCGCAAGCTGAACCGCGGCGACCAGGAAGGCGCCTGCGAAGAAATGCGCCGCTGGGTGTACGCGGGCGGGATGAAGTGGAAAGGTTTGCAGAACAGGCGCGAGATGGAGCGCTCTATGTGCCTTGCGGAGAGTAAAGATGACCTTTGACTGGAAACCTTTGCTTCTGCTGGCGTTGCTGGTGGTGTTCGGTGCGCTGGCGTTCTGGTACCACGGCAGGGCGGCAGATGAGAAGCAGCGAGCCGACGCCGCCGAGCATAATCTGAAGCTGGCTAACGATACGATAAGCGACATGCAGACGCGCCAGCGTGACGTTGCGGCACTTGATGCGAAATACACGAAGGAGCTGGCGGATGCTCAGGAAAACATTAATCAGCTTGAGCGTGATGTTGCCGCTGGTAATAAGCGGTTGCGCCTCGCTGCAACGTGCGGAAAGAACGGAGCGACCGGCACCACCGGCGTGGATGATGGCACCGGCCCCCGACTTACTGACGCCGCTGAACGGGATTATTTCACCCTCCGAAGCCGAATCGAAACCGTCACCAAACAACTGACCGGGTTGCAAGCGTATGTGCGTGAGCAGTGCCTGAAGTAACCGAGCCTCGCATTAGCGGGGCTTTTTTGTGACCAGAAGAAGGAAAAGAAGAATGTTTACTGTTAAGCAGATCGTTGATAACGCGACTTCACTTTATGAAATTAAAGAGGTGAATATTGGCAGGCCGGGATCGGTTCAGTGGGAGCAGGCTTTTCAGGCTGCTGACGCCATCGGGCTTAAATCACCGTGGGTTATTGAACAGGTGTTTCCAACCTTCAGCGATAAGGAAATGACCGAGGAGCTTCAGCCTGAAGATACCGTATGGGTAGAAAGAGAAGGGGTAAACCGGGCGGACTGCATTGCCGTTATCTGTTCCTCTCTCAATTCCGCAGCCTTCCCCGGCATTCCTGAAGAGGGTGGTATTGGTTATCAGTTCCTCTACCGGGGTGATCAGCTTTACGTCATGAACTCCAACGGTGCGACCATCGAAACAGTGAAGTGACCATCACAAGGCGCTTTCACAGCAGAGCGCCTGATGATGTTCTCTCCACTCTGCATAACACGGTTAGCCACGCTGTTAATCGTTAGTAAAGATGGCCAGCCGTTAACGTTGAAAAAATAATATGTAGTGAAGTTAAAATAATGAAAAATAATTGATTTACTTTTACTTGGTGCCATGATAACCACCTCCTTTGTTGTTTCTGTTTAAATTAATAGAGAATAAAGAGGTAATAATGAAAAGAGGGGTTGTCGCGTCACCTGTTGTGACAGTGGTTTTGCCGAGCGGAGGGTTTCAGACCGCACAGGGGCTAGATGTAGAAGACTTGAACTATTACACTCTTTATTGGGATAAATTAGTAATACCCGGATCGAGTGAAATCTATTTCCGGCTACCATTAGAAGAAACCTTAATAAGCCTGGGCTTTTTAAGTAGGCCTCGTGTGAGTATTGGTTCTAATAGTGATAATTATCCTGTTCAGTTTCCCAAGCGGCAGTTGGAAATATTAAACCAGCTTAAAATAGATGAAGCTCAGTATGATTGGAATTTACATCAGATAGGGGACGAGTATGTTGGCGGTGCTGTAATTAGTGACGAGAATAGGCTATTAAAAATTGAGATGTATGATGCCCTTCCCGTTCCCGGCAAAGATATTCATCCAGAGCGCATATTGGAATTTAAAAATAAATATAAGGATGATTATGAAGCGTTTCATAACTATCTAGACGAAATGTATAAAGATGTTGCTTTTTCTCCAGATGAACCATTATTTAAGAAAAAAGCATATCAGCGCTTTCGTGACGGATTGGATAATATAAATAGAATAAGTGAAATAAACAAAGATTGGTTTTATGAGCGCTATAATCTTAGTCTGGAAATGCCAGCTGCAAACGATATTGTAGATATTGTTCTAGGCGCAATAATTAGTGCTAGTGATACTGATAATCCATTTATTACAGGGCTTGGGCTTCTTCAGTCTGCAAAAGGTTTTTTAAAAATATCAGACAAACATGCGGAAATATTGAATAGCAATAACAAAGAGAAAAACCTTCTTTATCTTGCAAAAGCATATAAACAAGAAATAGTTAAAACTAACTAATCAGCATCTCTTAGATAACTTTCTAAATAGCCCTGCTAAGCGGGGCTTTTTCATGCGCATCGCACGCGCACCATCCTACATACGGGAATATCCCGCATGTAATCGAGAGTCTTTCAGTCGTGAGCCTGGGGATACCGCCGCTCTCTGGTGGCTATCCCGTGCGACAGGCTCACATCTAAAAGGAAACACTTAATGAAACATTTATCGCTCCAGCAAGCGATGCTTGGCATGCGTGTTATTCAGACCGATACGGGCACAATCATTAAAAGCCCGGCTGGCTCCGCTGTATATGATCTGAAAGGCCGGCGCATCAAGGTAAGCGGTTATCCCGAATACTTCCCGGACCATCTTCGCGTTAAGGATAAGCGCAAGCCTAAACATGGCAGCACGCTGATAAACGATGAGGGCATTACTTGTCGTAGTGCCGATGGCACCGTTAGCGTGCGCATAGAACTCTTTGAGGAACCAAAGGCCAGGCCAGATATGCCAGGAAAAGAATTTATTGACAGGCTACAGGGCATGCAGGAAGCCATCGCTGATTCTCTGGATGATGTAAAAGAGCTATGCATCGGCGCTTATGATCTTCCTGAAGGAAAGACCCCTGTAATTTTTCTGCTCGACCGTTATACAGCTATCGGAGGCAGCTATACGCCGACTGAGATAGAAAAAGCTGTCGAGCACATCAAAGACATCCGGCTCCAGGCTGACCTTTCCAAATCAATGGCAGCAGTAAGTCCGTTCGTCGTTGATAAAGGTAAGGTATTTATTAACTCCGCTGTTATTGGCGATGGCGTAAGCACTGCGATCAGGGGCGTAAAGTTAAACGCCGATGAAAGCGGTACGCAGCACGCGGCAGGAATGAGCGTCGGCGTTCGGCCAGAGCAGGTGGCCTTTCATGCCGCCGAAGATGATGGTTTGAAGCGCGCCCGCATTGCAGACGTTGTGTCTCGATACCTCACAGGTGAATACGCCGAATATCAGCAGGAGATGGCAGACGAACTGATTGCTGTATTTGATAGCTGCCTGGCATCGAATGAGAATGGTCGCCATTCGGTTGATAACCTCCAGCAGACGATGCAGCAGGCGGCAACCGATGCGATCCGCAATGCGCTGAAGCCCGGCGGCCTGCTGTATAACCTTCGTTAACGGTCCGGCGTATGGCTTCTAACTCACCCTGGCATCACCTCTATAACACGAAACGCTGGTACCGGCTCCGCTACCATCAGTTGCAGAAGCAGCCGCTCTGCGAGTTTCATCTCAAACGAAACCAGGTGGTGTCAGCCTCCATCGTTGACCATATCACCCCACACAAGGGCGATGAAACACTCTTCCATGACCCGGAAAATTTACAAAGTTTATGCAAACGCTGCCACGACTCGGTTAAGCAGCGTCTTGAGAAGGGCGGAACGGTAACTGAGTTCGACAGTGACGGCCGGGTTATCTGGTAACAGGAGCACGCAATGAAAGACCTGAAGATTGAATACCGCGACGGCAAGCTGGTGGAGCTGAGCATTGATGGTGTGAGCTTCAACACGGTCACCGCGATCACCTTCAGCCATGAGGTTGGCGAAACGCTGCCAACGATCAGCCTGACTTTCCCGCTCGGTATTGGCGAACGACTGGTACCTGCCAGCCTCTCCCGCGAAAACCTGCGGATCATCGAGAAATGAGACTGATTCTCATTTGCTAGGCGTGAGGACAGGGGGGGGAGGGGCAAAAGTCTGGCAGCAAATTTTTAAAGACCGCGCCCTCAGTCTTTTTTTTAAAAACGTCCAGAAAAAAAGGAAAAATGCGATGGCACAGCGAGGCAGAAAATCTCTTGCCGCGACGTCGGCTGTCTCGCTTCCGGCTCTGGCTGAAAGCAGGCTACAGCCGTCGTTACACCTCAGTGACCCGGAAATAAACGTCTGGATCCGGCTGGTCAATGACAACCCGGCCAGCTCATTCACCGAAACGCACCGAGATATGATGGAGATGTACTGCCGTCATGTGGTGCAGGCCCGGCTGCTCACCACCCAGATTGAAGAATTCGAGCTGGAGTGGTTGTCCCGTGAAGACGGTTTGAAGCGCTACGACAAGCTGCTCACGATGCGCGAGCGTGAAGTTCGCTCGGCGTCCTCTCTGGCGACCCGCCTTCGAATCACCCGCCAGGCGACTGCCGATCCCAAGACAGTTGGCCGTGCCAACAACAACATGGCGCGGGAGAAAAAGCCCTGGGAAATTGATTAAGGCTCTTTGATGGCTAAAAAAACTCTGACAAGAGCCGAGAGGAATATCCTCTGGTGCGAAAGAAACATCGTTATTCCTGAAGGAAAGTTCGTCGGCCAGCCACTGAAAATGGCCGAGTTTATGAAGGATGATTTCAGGGCCATTTTCGACAATAAGCATGGCACGCGCCGGGCGATCATCAGCCGCGGGCGCAAGAACGCCAAAACCGTTGAAACCGCCATGCTGATGCTGATCTACCTGGTGGGTCCGGAGGCGGCGCCAAACTCGCAGCTGTATTCTGCCGCGCGCTCGCGTGACCAGGCCGCCATTCTGTTTAACCTTGCCTCCAAGATGTGCCGGATGAACCCGGTGCTGATGCAGTACGTGGCTATCAAGGATTCGGCGAAGGAAATTCACTGCCCTGAGCTGGGCTCTTATTACCGCGCGCTGAGCGCCGAGGCCACTACCGCCTACGGTTTTTCGCCGCGCTTTGTCGCCCACGATGAGCTGGGGCAGGTGCGCGGGCCGCGCGACCCGCTTTATGAAGCACTGGAAACCGCGACCGCCGCTCAGGATAACCCCATCTCCATCATTATCAGCACCCAGGCACCCGATGCGAGCGACCTGCTCAGCCTGCTGATTGATGACGGCCTGACCGGTGCTGACCCGCGAACGGTGGTCAGACTCCAGACTGCGCCTGAAGATATCGATCCTTTCTCGGTTGAAGCCATCAGGCTGGCAAACCCGGCATTCGATGTGTTCATGAACCAGAAAGAAGTGCTGGACATGGCGGCCAGCGCGAAGCGCCTGCCGTCGCGCCAGGCAGAGTTTGAGAACCTGGTGCTTAACCGTCGCGTCGAGGCGAAAAGCCCGTTCGTCAGCCAGACCGTCTGGCACATGAACAAAGAAGAGCCTGACGATCTCACTGGTAAAACCGTGTGGGGCGGGCTGGACCTTTCCAGCGTGTCGGACCTGACCGCGCTGGTGCTCAATACAACGCAGGGCGACGTCCACTGTAAGTTCTGGCTTCCTGAAGAAGGCCTGGCCGACAAGGCGCGAAACGATCGTGTTCCCTATGACATCTGGGCGAAGCAGGGGTTTCTTAACACGACGCCAGGCAAGGCCATTGAATATGCCTTTATTGCCCGCGAGCTGCGGCGCGTTTTCGACATCTGCAACGTCAGGGCGCTGGCGTTCGACCGCTACAACATGCGGTTCCTTCGCCCGCACCTGATTGACGCTGGTTTCACTGAGGCAGAGCTCGAGCGGTTCGTGGAATTCGGCCAGGGCTTTGTCTCCATGTCGCCAGCGCTCAGGGAGCTGGAAACTAAACTGCTCGGCGCGCAACTGAAGCACGGCAACCATCCCATCCTCGAAATGTGCGCCAAAAACGCCACGGTCATTACTGACCCCGCCGGCAACCGCAAGTTTGTGAAAGGCAAATCCAGCGGGCGCATTGATGGCATGGTTGCGCTGGCGATGTCCATCGGCGCGCAGACCAGCGATGAGGTAGAGGACCAGGGCGACGTCAACGATTTCATTTACAACTTTTTGAGCATCTAGCATGGCAGATACCGACTACAGCATTGACCTGCGGACACGATCGCCATTCTGGGCGCGCATGGCTGCAATTTTTACAGGCGGGCGCCTGGTGACGCCCGATAACGGCTCGCAGATGGCGGGCACGTCAGCGAGCGGCACCGTCGGGGATTCCGTTGTAACGGACGAGCGCACGCTACAGATCAGTACCGTCTGGGCCTGTATCCGGCTGATTTCCACCGTAACCGCCAGTCTCCCGCTGGATATCTACGAAACGAAGGACGGGCAGCGCAGCAAGGCGGACCCGAAACACCCGCTGGCGCAGCTGCTGCGCTTCCGGCCCAATAACTTTATGACCGCGCTGGAGTTCCGCGAGGCCATGACCATGCAGCTCTGCGCGTACGGCAACGCCTATGCGCTGATTGAGCGCAACCGGGCGGGTGATGTAATCAGCCTGATCCCGCTGATGAGCGCCAACATGGAGGTGCGTCTGGAGGACAGAAAACGCATTGTCTACCGCTACCGGCGCGACACCGAGTATGCCGAGTTCAGCCAGAAAGAGATTTTCCACCTCAAGGGCTTTGGCTTTAACGGTCTGACCGGGCTTTCGCCGCTGGCGTTCAGTGCGAAGGCGGCGGGTGTTGCTATTGCCATGGAAGACCAGCAGCGGGATTTCTTCGCTAACGGCGCCAAGTCTCCGCAAATCCTGATGACAGATGGCAAGGTGCTCACTAAAGAGCAGCGCGGTCAGCTTGAGGAGAACTTCCGGGAAATTGCCGGCGGCCCGGTGAAGAAACGTCTCTGGATCCTCGAAAGTGGCTTTACCACCCAGGCTATCGGTATCAGCCCGCAGGATGCGCAAATGCTTGAAGCGCGAAAATTTGAGGTGGCGGAGCTGGCGCGCTTTTACGGCGTGCCGCCGCATCTGGTCGGTGATGTTGAGAAAACCACGTCATGGGGCAGCGGCATCGAGCAGCAGAATCTGGGCTTCCTGCAATACACCCTTAAACCCTACCTTGACCGCTGGGAGTACAGCATTGAGCGCTGGATTGTTAAGGAGTCGGAGCAGGGCTTTATTCACGCTGAGCACAACCTCGACGGCCTGCTGCGCGGCGACTCGGCAAGCCGTGCCTCGTTTATGCAGATCATGGTTAATACCGGTATCCGCACGGTTAACGAAGTTCGAAGGCTGGACAACCTCCCGCCATTGCCTGGCGGCGATGTGGCGACGCGCCAGTCGCAGAACATACCCATTACCGACCTCGGAACAAACAACGGGCCCCGCAATGACGGGGCCTGACTTTTATGGGGGCCAAGATGCCTGACATTCATAAAACGCTGGCGTTCGACCAGACCGAAATCAAGTTCACCGGCGACGGCAGCAAGGGGACCTTTGAGGGGTATGCCTCGGTGTTCAACAACACCGACTCCGACGGCGACATCATCCTGCCCGGTGCATTCAGTACCGTGCTCGCCAGCCAGAGCCGCAAGGTGGCGATGTTCTTCAATCACCAGACGCGTGCTATCCCGGTGGGTAAATGGGATGCGATGCACGAAGACGAAAAGGGGTTATTTGTACGCGGCCAGCTCACGCCCGGTCTGAGCATCTCTGAAGATCTGAAAGCCGCCATGCAGCACGGTACCGTCGAAGGTATGTCGGTGGGCTTCTCGGTCGGGCCGGACGATTACACCGTCGGTACCAGTGGCCTCATCTTCAAAAACATCTCCTATCTGCGGGAAATCAGTGTCTGCACTTTTCCGGCTAACGAGCTGGCGGGCGTAACCGCCATGAAAAGTATCGACGGCATCAAAACCATTCGTGACGCGGAAGGCTGGCTGAGGGATTCAGTCGGCCTGACCCGCGCTGAAGCGCAGGCGTTCATCGCCCGCGTGAAGTCCGCAGGTCGAAGCGAGTTCGACGGCGGCGACATTGACGCGCTGACGCAGCGCATTACTTCCTTTGCCGCTACCCTGCGGACCAATTAACGGAGCTATCCATGAGTGAATTAGCAACCCTTCAGAAAGCGATTGAAAATTCCCAGACTGAAGTAAAAAACCTGATCGAAGAGCAGCGCAAGGCCATTCAGGAAAACGGGCAGATTAACAAGCAGCTTCAGGAAGACCTGACCAAAGCCCAGGACGAACTGAAGTTGTCCGGCCAGCGTCTCTTCGACCTCGAGCAAAAGCTTGCCGGCAACGCGCCGGATCAAACTGCGAAGAAGTCTTTCTCTGAGCGTGTCTCTGAAGAGCTCATCAAAAACTGGAACGGCGATCGTGCCAAAACGAAAGTAACCAGCTTTGATAAAGCACTTGGCTCGGGCGCGGCCTCTGCCGGTGCACTGGTGCAGCCGCAGCAGGTACCGGGCATTCTCACGCCGGGCCTGCGCCGCCTGACCGTCCGCGACCTGCTGGCGCAGGGGCGCATCACCAGTAACGCTCTGGAGTACGTCCGTGAAAACATCTTCACCAACGCCGCGGCGCCGGTGGCAGAAGGTGCCCTGAAGCCGGAAAGTAACCTCACCTTCACCAAAGAAATGGCGAACGTGAAAACCATCGCTCACTGGATGCAGGCTTCCCGCCAGATTATGGACGATGCTCCGGCGCTTCAGTCCTACATCAACTCCCGCATGATGTACGGCCTGGCTCTGGTGGAAGAAAACCAGATGCTCAACGGCGACGGTACCGGCGATAATCTGCTGGGCCTTAACACTGTGGGCACTGACTACGAAACCGAGCTGAACGCGGATGGCGACAACGGCGCGGATATTCTCGCCCACGCCATCTACCAGGTGTCGCTGAGTGAGTTCGAAGCGGACGGCATTATCCTGAACCCGCGCGACTGGCACCGCATCGCGCTGCTGAAGGATGCCAACGGCAACTACATTCTCGGTGGCCCGCAGGCGTTTGCCTCGAAAGTTCTGTGGGGTCTGCCGGTGGTTTCCACCACCGCGCAGGCGGCAGGCACGTTCACCGTCGGCTCGTTCGGCCTGGCGTCTCAGGTCTGGGACCGAATGGATGCCACTATCGAGATCAGCAACCAGGACCGTGATAACTTCGTGAAGAACATGCTGACCATCCTGTGCGAAGAGCGCCTGGCGCTGGCGCACTACCGCCCGGCGGCAATTGTCACCGGCAGCATGACCGTTTCCTCTGGCGCATAACAGAAGGGCGCGGTCAGCAATGGCCGCGTTTACCGAATGAAAATTAAAGCACTCCGAATGTTCTCGCACTACCACCTCGGCACCGTTTCACAGGGCGAAACCCGCACCGTGAAAAAGGAGATTGGCGAGGTGCTGGTGAAAATGCATCTGGCCGAAGAGGTTGAGCCTGAAAAGGCGGAAACGCCAGATGCTGAAAAACCCGAAAAAGCCAAAACCGGGGGTAAAGGTGGAAATAAGCGCGGAGCAGATGGCGCAGATAAAGACGCATCTGAGAGTTGACAGTAACGCTGAGGATGCGCTTATCGCTGCCTATGCATCAGCGGCCGTCGATTACGTTGAGCAGTTCTGCGACGGCGCGCTGGTGGAAACGCTGACGCCGCCAGCGGAAGATAAAGAGCCTCCCCGTGAGGTTCTTTTTACTTCCGGCATCTGGGCGGCAATGCTGTTGCTGATTGGTCACTGGTATGCAAATCGTGAGGCCGCAGCGCAGAACCTTACAGAAACGCCGCTGGGCGTTGAGGCGTTGCTGATACGGCACAGGAGATGGCACTGATGGCCTGCTCCGGATGCGCCGCCCGGCGCGAGTGGCTGAAAAAGTGGATGAAAATCGCCTATGAACGAGCAACAGGTAACCCAGCTGCTGGCAGCAATGGCAGCCCAGACAGCAGCGATGAACCGACTGGCGGAGTCAAACGAGGCTCTGACGGCGGTGATCTACCAGTCAATGGTAGTGGAAGAGAGTGAAGCTGAACTTCCACAGCACACCTACCTTAGCGGCAAGCCCGGGGGGTGAGTATGCAGGCCGGAAAGCTCAACAAGCGCATCACGTTACAGAAGCCGGTTAAGACGCAGAGCCCGGCCACCGGCGCCGTTGTTAATGGCTGGGCTGATGTGGCCGAACTGTGGGCTAACGTTACTGACCTTTCCGCGCGGGATTTTGTGGCCGCGAAAGCAGGTCAGAATGAAGTAACGACGCGGATCACCATCCGCTGGCGTGATGACGTCACGGATAAGCACCGCATTCTTTACCGTGGGCGCGTTTATGACATTCAGGGCGTGCTGGAGGACGACAAAAGCGGGCGCGAATATCTGACGCTACCATGCTCCCGGGGGGTTAACGATGGCTGATGGCATTGATTTCAGCATTACCGGGCTCGATTCGCTGCTGGGTAAGCTGGACAGTATCAGCGATGACCTGCGGCGGCGCGGCGGGCGGGCGGCGCTCCGGCGCGCCGGCAACGTGATTGTCGATAAGGCAAAAGAGAACGCCAGCCGCATCGACGACCCGGAAACCGGGCGCAGCATTGCCGCGAACGTGGCGATGCGCTGGAACGGCAGGCTTTTCAAAACAACCGGTAATCTGGGCTTTCGCATCGGGGTACTGCATGGCGCGGTGCTGAAAAATCACCCTGACCTCAGCGAGAACTCGCCGACGCCACACTGGCGCCTGATTGAGTTCGGTACCGAGAAAATGCGCGCCCAGCCTTTCATGCGCCCGGCGGCGGAAAGCAGTATTAACGAGGTGGTAAACACTTTCGCCACCGAATATGAAAAGGCCATCGACCGCGCCATTAAGCGCGCACAGAAGAAAGGAGTGCCGCCATGATAGCGCCCATCTTTTCCGTCTGCGCTGCCAGCCCGGCGGTAACGGCGTTACTGGGAACGGACCCGGTGCGCCTTTATCCCTTTGGCCTCCAGGATGATGCTGTAGTTTATCCCTACGTGGTCTGGCAGAACGTCAGCGGTTCACCGGAGAACTACCTCGCACAGCGCCCGGATGTCGATTCGTTCTCTTTACAGATTGACGCCTACGCCGACACGGTGGACGAAGTGATCGCCGTGGCCGTCGCGCTGCGGGATGCCATTGAACCGCATGCCTATATCACGCGCTGGGGCGGACAGGAAAAAGACCCCGAAACCAGGCGCTACCGCTACTCCTTCGACGTTGACTGGATAGTCAAACGTTAATCCCCTTAACACCCCGGCCCTGAGCCGGTTTTTTATATCCGGAGATAATTATGTCTGTAGTGACGCAAGGCACACAGCTCTTCGTCCTCGCAAACGGGGCGGTGAGTGAAATTGAATGCATTACCGCGTTCTCTCCAGGCGGCAGCCCGGCAGATCAGATTGATGACACCTGCCTGAGCGACCGCAACACCCGCAAATACAAAAAGGGCCTGCGCACGCCAGGCCAGGCCACTACCACGCTGAACGCAGATCCGGCGAACTCCAGCCACCTGATGCTGAGCAATATGGCGGAATCCAACGACCAGGAAGACGTTACTTTTGCGCTGGGGTGGGCGGACGGCGAATCCACGCCTACGGTCGCCGCAGAAGGTGCCGCCGGCGCGGTTGATGGTCTGGTTCTCCCGTCGGACCGTACCTGGTACGTTTTCCGCGGCTACGTGTCGGACTTCCCGTTTGATTTTGCTGCGAACAGCGTGGTTTCCACTTCCGCGACCATTCAGCGCTCCGGCCAGGGCGTCTGGATCCCTAAAGCAAAGGCAGGCAGCTAACCGTCGGGGCCCCGGCCCCGTACCGTTTAACTATTTTCAGGAGCAGCAATGAAACTCACCCTTGATTCACTGAAACAGGCTGGCGCGTTCACTGGCCGTCCGGTAGAAAAAGAAATCCACTGGAAGCAGGGCGACAAGGAGCTTACCGCGACCGTTTATATTCGACCGCTGGGCTATTACACTGCCATGACTGATGTAATGGCAGCGCACGGTCGTATTGATGGCGTTGCCGGGCGCATTGCCGCCTCCATCTGCGACGAAGAAGGCAAGCCGGTATTCACCCCCGCCGATATTACAGGCGAAGCAGATCCGGAGCGCGGCGCGCTGGACGGTCAGCTCACTCTCGCGCTGCTACTGGCAATCCAGGAGGTTAACGACCTGGGAAAGACGAACTCACCGGAGAAGACGAAATCTGGTGCGAGCTCGTCCTCAACGGAATCGGCGGGCGAACAATAGCCGAGGCTCAGGAGCGCCTGAGCTTCCGCGAGTTCCAGTTGTGGGTGAGGTACCGTAACCAGTACGGAAGCCTTAACCCGATGATGCGTACGGAGTGGGGCGCCTCGCTGGTGGCGTCGGTGCTGGCGAACGTCAACCGTGGCAAAGATGACCCGGCCTTCAGGCTCAGCGATTTCGCACCTCACATTCATGAGAAACCCGTTTCTCTGGAAGAAGCCATGAAGTCTTGGGGATAGTGAGGGTTTTTTATTATTCTTAACCCTGCTAAGATTTGTCACATTGTTACTAATGGGATCAAAATATGAAAAAGTATTTTCTGACTCTCGCCATGGTTTTAATAAGTGGATGTTCTACTCAGCCAGTACCTACAAATCAGGCTAACCACGTTCCTCCTGATAGAATTTGGGATAAAAAAATTGTCCAGAAGATGGATAATGCCGGGGAGATATTAGTAAAAAGAGATTCTGGATTCATAGGAAGTGCTTGCCTTATAAGTATTTATATAGATGGGAAACCTGTCGCAGATTTAAACACAAGAGAAAAAGTAATCTTCTATCCCGGAATTGGGCGGCATGTTTTAAGTGCATCACCACATGGCTGGTGTGCGGGAGGTATAGTTGAATCATTGGCTGAGGTTGAAATAAATAAGCCATTGGTTTTTAGAGTTGGTTATGGGGCAAATGGTGATTTTAGATTTTCACCCACGGCATTTTAAAACCTAATTATTACCAAACCCGCTTCGGCGGGTTTTTTATTCTCCGGAGAAAATATGGCTGGAAAATCACTCGGCACGCTGACAATAGACTTAATAGCAAGGGTGGGTGGTTTTGTTGCCGGAATGGACAAAGCTGAGCGGTCTTCCGATAAGTGGCGCAAGAAGATTGAGGCGGATGTTCATGCGGCAGGTTCAGCAATAGCTAGCATGGGTGCAGCTGCGGCAGGCGCGGCGGTAGCTGCAAGCGCTGCTGGAATTGTTTTGCTAAAGTCCACTTCTGAGCAAATCACTGAAACCGATCGCTGGGCAAAATCTCTCCGCGTATCGACCCAGGAGCTTCTTGCATGGCAGTTTGCAGCAGAAAAAGCCGGGGTGTCTGGCGACCAGATGGCTGATATTTTCAAAGATATTGGCGATAAAATTGGTGATGCCATACTTAATAAATCAGGTGAGGCTGTTGATGCACTAAATGCGTTGGGTTTATCAGCAGATAAGTTATCCAAAACTACCCCAGATAAACAGCTTTTGGCTATTGGTGAGGCTTTAAGTAAAGTCTCTACTAACGCCGGGAAGATAACTATTCTTGAGAGTCTGGGTAATGACTTGTCAAAACTACTCCCGCTTTTTGATAATAATAATGAAAAACTAAAATTATTCATTCAGCAAGCGAAAGATTATGGCGTTGCTCCTGACGCCAATTCTATTAATGACTTGTTGAAAGTTAACGAGCTTTTTCAAGAAATTGAGGCTCAAGTCAAAGGGCTGAAAACTGAACTTGCTAGTGGACTCGCAAAAGTAGACTTAACTCAATTAAATAAGTCTCTCAGCGATGTAAAAAATATCTTAACCGATCCTTCTGTTTTGCAAGGTCTTGCTTCCCTTGTGAGCCAGATAGCTGGGCTGGCGGGATGGATGGCAAAGGCGGCATCTGAAGCCGGCAAGCTTGCAGTAGCGTCGGGAAATAGAATGGCCGCCTTAGGCGGAAATGTCGATATGTCAAATATCGATCAGATAAATGAACGTATTGAATATCTTCAGAGAAACCTTTCTGGGCGGAACAAATTCTATACCCAGGACGAGTCTTTCTTTGGCTGGCTTACAGGCGGGGATGACAGCGTAAAAACCTTGAGCGAAGAGCTTAAGGGATTAATCGAACAGCGTGAAAAGCTATCTAAACAAAAAAATGCTGTGAATATCCCACCCATGACTCAAGCCACCACAGCGCCAAAGGTTTCATTCGCGCTTGGAGTTAATGAGGTAAACGGCAAGCCAACGGTTGACGCCGGAGCTAAAAGGCTTGAGGGCGCTTTCAAGGCTACAGAGCAAAGTTATCTTCGCCAGATTGCGCTGATCGACACCACTGGCAAAAAAAGTGTTGAGGTGACTGAACAGCAGAAGCTCCAGTTCGATATTGCCGATGGCAAGCTGGAAGGGCTTAACGAGACACAGAGAAAACGGCTTGAACAACTCGCCACAGAGGTGGATCGCCTCAACGCAGTTAAGAAGGCGAACGAAGAAAACTTCAAAGTAGCAGAGTTTGTCGCCACACTTCAGGCGCAGAATGCTAACGCCGCAGCTTCTCTGAATGCAGATATTGCTGGTGCTGGTATGGGCGACAAAGCGCGTGACCGCCTGCGCGAAAGGTTGGATATTGAGCGTGACTTTCTCAACCAACAAAGTGATCTCCAGAAGCGCCGCCAGAGCAATGAAATCAGCCAGGATTTTTACGATAAGGGAACAGCAGCGCTCAACGATGCACTACAGCAACGCATGGCAATTCAGGAAGACCATTATAAGAAGCTTGATGCGCTTCAGGGCGACTGGCTCGCCGGCGCATCAAACGGCATGGCGAACTGGGTGGACAGCGCATCCGATTATTACAGCCAGGCTTCCGGGCTGGTGGAGTCTTCGCTAAGCGGGTTTGTCGATAACCTGTCTGATGCGCTGGCAGGCAACAAAGTCGACTGGGAAAACTGGTCGATGAGCGTGCTTCAGTCGCTGCAAAAAGTTCTGCTGAACGCGATGCTGGTAGACAGCATTAAATCACTTTCTGGTTCCGACTTTAAGAACATGTTCAGCTTTGGCGCCAGTGCCGACGCTGGCTCTTCTGGCGGCTACACCCCTTCTGGTGCGTACAACTCTGCTGCGGCGGGTGTGCAGCTTAACGCCAAAGGCGGTGTTTACGACTCTGCCGACCTCAGCCGCTTCAGCAACAGCATTGTCAGCAGCCCCACTATGTTCGCATTCGCAAAAGGCGCTGGCCTCATGGGTGAGGCGGGGCCGGAAGCGATTATGCCGCTTAAGCGGGGATCTGATGGCTCGCTTGGTGTTCGCGTGGCTGGACTGGATAAGATTGCCGGAGGAGGCCAGGCCAGCAGCACCCAGCCCATTACCCAGCATATTACTGTCTCCGGCAATGGCGACGCTGCACTGGTCCAGGCCGTACGGGAAGCTGCAAGCCAGGGGGCGATGGAAGGCAGGAAACTGGCACGGCAGGACATGTTGAACGACTTTTCTACCCGGGGGCAGGGTCGCCGCCTGCTGGGCGTTTAATATCAGGAGAAACCTATGGCCGACGTGTACGACTGGCCTGATGATATCTGCCCCTCGTCCCTGACCTGGCGGCTTGAAAGCAGTACCCGCACTTTCCGCTCCCCCTTCAATGGCACCTCCCAGACCGTCCGCACGCCCGGCTCCCGCTGGGTATGTTCGCTCACCTTCAGCAACCAGAGCGACGCGCAGGCCCGGCGCATTGAGGCGCTGCTGGCCGCGCTTGATGGTGAGTACGGGCGCGTCAGGTTGCGCGACGGGGGCAGGGAAGGGCGTACTCCTGCTGGAGCGCCGGTGGTGTCTGACCCGAACCAGTCCGGTGTGCTGCTCTTCACCCGCGGCTGGGTGGCATCCAGACTGGTTCTGCGTGCCGGGGATTACATCACGGTGAATGACGAACTGAAAATGGTGACAGCGGATATCACCAGCGCCGCCGACGGCACCGCCACCATCCAGATTGCGCCGATGCTGCGCACCGCACCGCCAGCGAACGCCGCGGTGGAGGTGGCTGCGCCGTACGGCATCTTCAAGCTGAAGGATAACAGCCAGGGCAGCGCCTCCCGCGTGCCGGGCGTTTTTACCAGCTTTACCCTGGAATTTGAGGAGGCGTTCTGATGCTGTACTCCCCCTTTTCCGAACAGATGGTGGATTACCTCTCCCGCGACCGCGTGACGGCGGTGATCGCCGCGCAGGTCCAGTTCGAGTCAGGTACCGCTTACGTGCATTCCGGTACCGGCACGCTGGTACTCGGCGGTTACGTGTATTACGGCGTCGGCGCGCTGGGTGCCGTGGACGATGTTCAGGAATCCGGCACAACCAGCCCCACCCAGCTGAAGCTGACGCTTTCAGGACTCGACCTGTCGCTGTTCGCGAAGACGCTGAACGAGCGGTGCGTGGGCCGCCAGGCGGAAATTTACCTGGTAGCGATGGACGATTCTGGTGTGGCGCGGGTGGCGGACCTGATTTTCAAGGGCAAGGTCTCTTCAACCGGTGCGACCGCTGGCGAAACTAACGCCCTGCAGTACACCGTATCGAACGTATTTGAAGACTGGCAGCGGCCTTTCCCGGACCGTTACACCGACGAATCACACCAGGCGGCACAGCCCGGAGACCGCATATTCCGCTACGTGGCGCAGATGGCTGAGCGTCCTATTTACTGGGGCAGCAAAAAAGACGCGCCGGGATTTACCTATTCGTGAGGACACATGAAACACCCGGACTGGCATAACAGATTAACCGCCGTGATAAGGGCCGCTGAGAAGCGGCCTTTTTTATGGGGCGAGCACGACTGCTGCCTGTTCGCGGCAGACTGCGCGCAGGCGATGTGCGGCGAGGATTTCGCCGCAGAGTGGCGCGGTAGCTACAGCAACGAAACCGGCGCAAAGAAGGCGATCCTGCGCGGCGGCGGCACGCTGGAGAGGGTTCTGGCGCGTTATCTCGATGAGGTGCCAGTGAAGCTGGCGCAGCGTGGCGATATTGCCGTTGTGGAAAATGCCGGTACCCGTTGCGCCGGGGTGATTTACGGCGGCGCCGTATGGGTGCCGGGTGAAAACGGCCTGATCTGCCTGCGGGTGAAACCGCTGAGTACCTGGAGGATTCGCTGATGCCTGCTGCCATTCCGATTGTTGCCACTGTTGCTGCGGGTGTGGCGGCCGTTAATGGCGCCATGGGTATTGCCCTTGCTATCACCATCGCCGCGCAGGTAGCGACCATGGCGCTGACAAAGAAACCGTCGCTTGATGCCTACCGCGATAACTCTGAACGTAAGCAGGTGCTGCGAGCGGCGGCCAGCCCGAAAACGGTTGTTTACGGGCGCACGCTTTCTGCCGGCACGCTGTTTTTTGCCGAGGAGCAGGCGGGAACCCAGACCGACGGCGAAATGCTGCACCTGGCGATAACGCTGGCCGGGCATCCGCTCAGCAGCACCGGTAAGGTTCTGCTCGGTGATGACGAGATCGGCACTTACGGCGACTACGCCACGTTTGAGGTGCATAACGACCGCCAGACGGCAGACCCCTTTATGCTGGCGAACTGCGCCTCGTGGAAGCCGGACATGATCGGGCGGGGCATTACCTGGCTGCGTCTGTCGCTGAAGTTTAACGCCGAGAAATTTCCGTCAGGCATACCGAATGTGCGCGTGGAGAAGTTCGGTCGTCCGGTTTATGACCCCCGCACGGGCCAGACGGGCTACAGCAACAACGCCGCGCTCTGCATCCTGGACTATTACCGCAACTACCTGAAAGTGCCGGACAGTGAAATTAACTTCGATCAGTTCCAGGAGGCGGCCAACATCAGCGACGAGCTGGTTAGCCGTGCCGACGGCACTATGGAGCGCCGGTATACGCTGAACGGCGAATTCGACCTCTCCGAGAATAAGGCAAGCATTCTTGATGCGATGCTGGCCGCCTGCGCTGGCGAACCGACCTACGTCGGCGGAAAGCACGGGATACTGGTCGGCGCCTATTACGGTCCCGCCACGGAAGTTATCACCGAAAGCCAGATCGCCGGTGATATCGAAATCATGCCGGAGGTGTCGCAGTCCGAACGTGTGAACACCATCAACGGCACCTTTATCGATCCGCAGCAGAACGACTCCGAAGTGGACTTCCCGGCGGTTTCCGTTTCTGAGTGGGTTGCCGAAGACGGCGTGGAAATCAGCCAGGATCTGAAGCTTCGTTTTGTGACCAGCGAGTTTCAGGCGCAGCGCCTGGCGGATGTGAAACTCAAGCGCACCCGCATTTCCCGCACCATGAACGTGCCGCTGAACCTGAGCGGGTACCGTTACCGCCCGGGCATGTACGTGAAAGTCAATTTCCCCTCGCTGGGTATTGTTGACGTGGAAATGCGCGTCACCGACTGGACGTTCGGCGTGCAGAACGGCGTGCAGCTGACGCTGAAGCAGGAGACGGCGGATGTGTGGGGCGATGCCATAGGCAAGCCCATCACCCGTCCGGATTTTACGCAGCTGTCGCCAGGCGGCGCCGCGCAGCCGCAGAACCTGCGTTATACGGTCGAGGAAATCGGCCAGGTGGTGCAGGGCGTGCTGAGCTGGCAGAACGTCGGGCAGGTGGCGTACAACCAGGTGGTGATCCGCCGGGACGGTGTGCCGGTGCTGTCCATTCAGGTGCCGGGGTCGTTCACGCGCCTGACCGGCCTGCTGCGGGATACGTACACCGCGCATGTGGTCGCAGTGAGCTATACGGGCGGCCACTCGCCGGAGGCATATCTCGAATTCAGCATCGAGGCGCCCCCGCCACCGAACAAAGTGGACGTGGAGCAGGGCTACTTTGCCGTCTCGCTGATACCGCGCCTTGCGGAAATCACCAATGTCTCCACCCAGTTTGATTTCTGGACCAGCGGCGAAACCCGACTCCCTGACGCCTCCACCGCAACCGTTGAGGCAAATGCCACCCGCGCCGGGATGGGTACCATGTGGACCAGCAACGAGTTGCAGGTTGACCACACCTATTACTGGTACATCCGCACCATTAACGCTTTCGGCGCGTCGGCGTTCGTTGAAGTGGCTGCGGTCTGCACCACGGATACCGGCGATTTACTGGATCAGATAGCGAAGGAAATAAGCGGTTCTGAGGCTTTCCGGAACCTTGAGCGGGTAATTGATACCAACACCGACGCCATTATCGAAAACGCCCTTGCAAACGACGCTGATGTGCAGCGACGGCGCAAACAGGACGGCAAGGTTTCTGCTGAAATTCTGCGCATTGATACGCTGATCCTGACAAACGATTCAGCCTATGCCGAGAAATTTGAGCAACTGACGGCGGTAGCAGATGAAAACAGCGCTGCTGTCCAGCAGGTATCAAGCGCCTACGCCGACCTTAACGGCAAGCTCTCTGCACAATGGGGTGCAAAGGTACAGGTGGACAGCAACGGCCAGGCCTATGTGGCGGGCATGCAACTCGGGGTTGAAGGGAACGGCGGAAACGTTCAGAGCTATTTCCTGGTCAGCGCCAATACCATGGGCTTCTATAACCCGTACAACGGCAGCATGAAGCTGGCGATGGCGATTAAAAACGGTCAGGTGTTCCTGAATGAGGCTTTGATTGACTATGCCTCCATCACGCTCGCGAAAATCGGCAGCTGGTATTCAGCCAACTATGTGCCCAGACAGACCGGAACGATGATGTCCGCCGACGGGTCGTTTGAGGTTAACGGGTCGATTGCAGGCAGCGGGCGCCTGATGATCACCAATAACTTGATCGCCTGTTACGACGGAGCAGGGAATATCAAAATCAAGCTGGGGTACCTGAAATGAGCGATTTCGGTTTGCAGGTGTTTTCCTCATCGGGCAAGGCGATAAACGTTGGCGATGCCGCGCCGCTGCAATTGATCCGCCGCATCGGACGTAGCGAGGTGAACCTCAACAGTGGCGCTTCCAGCACGTTTGACTTCCGGAGCGTAGTGCCTGCCGGGGTGCAACTCGTTGTGTGGACTGATGTCTGCGCTGCCGTTCTCGAGTCTGCCACCAGTATTGGCTACAACGTGCTGCCCATTAACATTGATGTTAATGATCGGGTCGTCACTATTTCACTTCCGGGGTTCGGCACAGGTAACTGGGTATGGCCTGCGAGCAGGCAGCCCACGGCGTTCTGGGTGCTGGCGATTTACCAGCAGCCAGTGACAAATGATGGCTGGGGCCTGTATGTGGCGCAGGGCGGCGCGTTCCCGGCGGTGGTCAATTCCGCGGCAAGTCTGTTTCTGGCGCAGAGTTACAGCGGCCCCTTCACCGGCACCATGCAGCTGAACTGTTCCGAGAACGCCATGGTGTTCTGCAACTGCCCGTCTGAAAGCATCGGCCTCTATTTTGACCGCAACTCTCGCCAGCTGATTGGTTACAGTAACTGGGGCGTTGTTGGTGGGTTTAACGTGCAGCTGAACGTCTGCGTTTTCGATATCAAAACACCGACAATTCCCGACTGGGGGCTGATGATTTACGGCGCCGATGGTGGTATCAGCTTTACTTCAGCAGAAACGCCGCTGGTAGTTCGGCAGTGGGCCTCACTTCCCATGTATTACGGTAACTGGAGCGCTTTCAGCGCGCCCGGCAACATGCCTATGATTCAGCCTGCCTGCATGGGCGCGAAAACTACAAACAAGTCTGATACGTGGCAGGTTAACCTTGCCATGAATAACAATTCTCTCGGCTATGGCCCCGGCCTGCGTTATCTGCATGTTGGCACAAACATGCTTCCTGATGTGGAGGCAATCCCCTATCGAGGTAAAGCGGTTCCTGTTATCTGGGGTTCCGATTATTTCTGACCACGCCCTGCATTGCAGGGCTTTTTTATGGAGTGATTATGTCTGCATGGTACAGAAGCGGCACCATTGCGGTTGCCGGAAAAACAGTAACCGGTACTGGCACTAACTGGACAGATAATAAAATGGGGATCGGCCCGGGGCAGGCATTGCTTATTCCCGGCGCCGGTACCATAAAAGTTTATGAAATTGCGCGGGTGGACAGCGCCACGCAGCTTACGCTGACAGATGATGCGGGCACCGTGGCCGCAGGCCAGGCTTATGCCATCATGAGCTTCTATGCCAACAGCGTCCCTGACTTTTCCCGGCGTCTGGCTGCCCAGCTCAGTTATTACCAGAGCCAGATGGATGGCTGGCAGGATATTATGACTGGCACGGGTAGCATCACGCTGGAAGCGCCGGACGGTACGCAGGTCACTGTCAGTAGTTTTAAAAAACTGACAAATGATATGGGCGCTAAAGCTGACAAGGTTGATGGCGCCGTTCCTGTGACTCAGGGCGGAACCGGGTCCACTACTGCCGCAGGCGCCCTGGCAAATCTTGGCGCTGTAGCGACAAATGATAGCCGCCTGGGTACCATCAATGGGAAGTCCGGCGGCACCGTCAATGGTGGTTTAAAAGCTTCTACGGCATCGCCAACATCTAATCCTGCGGCAGGCGTTACTACCAACTCCGACCTTGTCGGTTCCCGCTTTCGCAGCGGGGTATATACCGGCATTGATTTTTCCATGTATGCACAGGTAGTGCAAAGTACGGGCACTTATGGAATTTTCCAGCTTTCGTGGGGTGGCTCGCCTACCTACTGGATATTCGGGCAGGACGGCGTTGCCCGCGGAACCGCATGGCAGCCTACCTGCG